ACAAGTAAACATTATGATCTTCTCTCATATTCTAAATTTCTTGCTCTTTCCCACAAAAAAACAAATCTCTTTAAATACTTTGTTTGTTGTTCTGTAAGTGTTTCACCCCATAAAGCCTCATCTGCTGATATTTTTTCTACATTTTGATTTTCTTCTCTATCTAACCATCTATTGTAGATATCAACTAATTTAGTTATATAATCCATTTATTTATTATCCTTGTAAGACCATATAAAACAACCACCCCAAAAATAATATTGAATACCATCATGTAGGATTGGTTTTGTCATAATTTGATCAAAATCTTCTTGTGCTTCTACTTTTTCATCACCTTCAGATGTCTTTAATCTATAATTATTAAATCTAACACTATCCTCGTAATTGAGATAGGGATTTACCCAACCATTCCAATATTCATAATTAGTATCAACTAAACAGTCAGCGTCAAAGTCACCTTCAAGTGTTACTTTTCTTTTTACTAAATCCATTACGCAACCTCCTTCTCTTTAACCTTCCAAGGCTTTACAGAAGTAAAAATTAAGACTCCCTTATGTTTAATTTGGTCATAATCTTTTTGAGTTAATATTAGTTGTTTTTTTTCTTTATATTTGAACTGCCAATATTTCATAGTTTCTCCTTAAAAAGGCCATTCCAAAATGTGCAGAAAATGAGCGAAAATTTCTGAAACTTAATGCACACTTTGGTTTGGCATTACCCAAAAGAACAAGTTTTTGTCGATTTTTGTTCATTATGGTTAAGGAGTACACTATTGGTAATGATAGGTCAATACCTAATTTGTGCTGATAAATAATGATTTTTTTTATTAATTTATTATATGTGCTTAAAATGTTCATAAATTTATAAACTGTCTATAAGATTCTGTTTCCTTTTCTTATCAACCTTTGCATAGTTATAAACCATAGTATCTGATTTCCATCCACCAACAGACATAATATCATTTGTCGATGCACCCTTATTAGATAGTTCTGATGCGAAAGTGTGTCTTAATGAATGTCTTTTTTTATTTTGATCGACATTAGCAAAACTTAACATCTCCCTCCATCTTGGTATCAAACCATTCTTAGTATTTTTTTTATGGCCTACAAACCTCCAAGAAAACAAATAACCCTCTCTATTGTTTATCCTTTGTAACCAATGCCATAATGAAATCTCAGGTTCTTTATCATTTCTTTGTATAGGTATGTTTCTCCAAGATTGAGTTTTATTTTCAAATATATTTAATTCATTATTATCCAGGTCAATCATAGAACGACCATTTGGATCTAATCTAGCAAAATTCATATCAAGAGCTTCTTGTATTCTAGCTCCAGTTCTATAAAGAAATATCAATAACAATTTTATTTCATTGTCAGAGTGTTTCATACATCTCATTATTTCATCTTTAGTCCATACATATTTGTCTTTATCTCTCATAGAAATCTGTGGAAGTTGTTTTATCTTATATGGTTTGCACCAATTATTTTCTGCTGCAAAACTAATTAATCTACTTAGTGGTCTAATTACAACTGTATTAATTGTGTTATACTTTGAAGATAGTATTTTTCTTTCCTCAAGTGGTATAGAATTAAATTTTCTACCCTGATATTTTCTAATCAAATCTCCTGTCTCTGTTCCTTTTGGATATCTTAAATAAATAAGTTCTTCTTTTTTTTGATTATTAATATCATCTAATAGCGTAGATCCAATATGCTTTGCATTTTTTTTAAAGTATGGTGATCTTGCTTCGCTAGGACATTGGTCAAAACTATTTAATAATTTTTCTGTTGCAAACTTTACATCAAAATTTTTTCTTTTAATTTTATTTTGTTTGTAAGTTCCTTGATCTAATTGTTTCTGGAAACCCCATAAAAATTCTTCAGCTTTTTGTTTATTTATAGTTCCTGTGGACTCGTAATGTATTCTATAAATTTGAAATGGAGTTTTATAAGTACCCCTAATTTGTAGGTATTTACTATTTTTTCTTCTAGTTATTTTAAGCATAATGCTTTAATCCTTTCTACATCTTCTTTGGTAAACACTTGTTTACTTCCGAAGTATCGATTAAAACATTGCTCTTTTGGGTGCTTTGAGGATAAACTATCTATTGTTCTTTTAAAAGCTCTTTCTGATTTAGCTTTAAATTTAGGGTATATTTCTTTCATTGTGTATAATTCTTCTATTTGATTTGTCATAATAATTTCTCCTGGTTTGTATTTTCTGGTGATTTCCAGAAGATATTGCAGAGCCTAAACTCAGACTCACCTTTAAATCTAGGTGGAAAAACCTTACTAGTTTGTGTCATTAATGCTGATTTAAGTTGATCTACATTAAGGAACATTTCCTCATTGTTATCTAATCTCTTTAAAATCATGCCACCTTTTTTTATGGCTTTTTCAATTTCATAATTTTTTATACTTGCTCGATTTTGCCATAAACGACCTATTCTTCTTGTTGGATATTTCATGTAACTAACCCTCCTAACTTCATTTCCTGTCTGTTTGTTGCATTCGCATCTAACATAAATTCAATTTTTGTTTGAACTCTCTCTAGTTCTGCATATTTATTATCCATATCCTCTTGAGCCTTTTCTAAATCTTCTCTTAAAGTAACTACAGATTCATCTGTACGAGCTCTAGCCTTACGATCCTCAATAGACATTTTTAATTCATTTGATTTTAATTGAATAAAAGTTTGATCGAGTTGATGATCTAACAATCTTTCTGTTCTATCTCTATGTCTCTTAGCTGCCCTATACTCTTTGACGGCAGTCATTTTTGCATCAGCAATTTTATTAGGATCAAAACTTTCCATGTGCCTGTATTACCTCCTTTACCATGTCTAACACGATGCATTTAACCTTTGCGTTAAACTTAGAATCTTCATGACAGAGTTCATGGTGCTTTCTGCATAATGCTGATAAATTCTCAATATGGTTTTTCAATTTAGAACCACCCATTTTCTTTGGATCAATATGATGAACATCATCAGCTTGTGTGCCACATACAACACAAAAAAACTCACTTGTGTCTTTTAAGTTGTAGAATGTTCGATACACTTTTATGTGTTCTTGCATTTATATTTCTTGTCACCTTTAAATCTTTTGTTTTTACTAAAGGATAATCTTTTCTATCCCAACCATGTTTATTCTTATCAAAC